CAAACCTCTCGCGATCCCGAATTCGATCGCATCGGCGATCCAGCACCACCACGAGTGGTGGGACGGATCGGGTTATCCCGACGGACTCAAGGGCGAAGAGATTCCCCAGACATCGCGAGTCATCGCCGTCGTCGACGCATTCGACGCGATGAGCAGCGATCGGCCCTACCGCCGGGCGCTCGTGCGCGAGGCCGCGATCGACGAGATCCGCCGCTTCGCGGGAATTCAATTCGACCCGAATTTCGCCAAGGAATTCCTGGTCGTGCTCGAATCGGGAGCGTGCGACCTCGATCCCGAAACCGTGGCGGATGCCGTCTCCGACGCGCACTCCACAACCCAAGCGACCGATTCGGCCGCACCCATAGGAGCCCAGTAATGACATCTGCAGTATCGAAACTCGCAGCCAAGATCGAAAGCGATTGTTTTTCTGACGGTTACAAGTGGATTCCGAACTACACGAACGGAACCACCAACAGCCTGATTACTTACAATTACTTTCAGAAAGGCGGCGCTAACATTACGGCAGAACTTGCCCCTCGGACCGACAGGGTTGCAATCCTGAACCCGGATTCGATGGTCGAGTTCAATGACGCCGTAAAGGGTCTGTTCCAATCGACGGAGAATATCCGTCGGCAGTACCGTGAGGGTCTGATGGGTCGGACGGGTGGTTTCGATGTATACGAAAACACTCTTACGCCTTCTCATACGACCGGGTCCTGGGGTGGTACTCCCTTGACTGACGGCACTGCACTCGGAACGGGTACGACCGCAACTACGTGGGTCAGCCAGACGGATATGGAAGTGGACGGCGTAACGTCTACTAACACCCTGAAGGCAGGCGACATCATCACGTTTTCGGGTATCTATGCAGTACACCCCGAATCGAAGGTCAACACCGGCAAACTGCGTAGTTTTGTCGTTCAGTCGGACGTGACGTTCACGACTTCGGCGGACAACTACACGGTGACGGTCAAGCCTGGCGTGATTTACGGGTCTGGAAACGCTTATCAGAACTGCGTTCTGTCGGGCGTTTCGGACACGGATGGTCTGACCACGACCCTGATCGGCGCGGTATCGAGTGCGTTTGGTAACGATATCCAGATGCACAAAGATGCTTTTGTCTTCGCGACCGCCGACCTGGAAGATGTCAGCAAGTACGGCGCATGGGGCGCTCGGGAACAGTACGACGGTATCTCGATGCGCTTTGCACGTCAGTACGACATCACCAACGACGCGGTGAAGTCTCGTTTCGATATCCTGTTTGGTTTCGATCCGCTCTACAACGAGCTTTCGAATGTCCACAGGTACGAGCAAGACCTGCTGTAACAGATCGGGGGGCTTCGGCCCCCCTTTCCCTTGGAGTGAAAATGGCAAAACTGGGCGATAAGAAACTGATTAAAGACGACCGATGGGACGTGTATGTTGCGACCCCGGCTTACGATGGAAAGGTCGATACTGATTTTTGCCAATCGTTAGCGGAAGCATCCTACTGTTGCCCTGCTTTCCTGATTAGCATGACAGCGGGGGTTATGGGGAACGGTGCCTTTATCGATCTCGCCCGCAATATATTCGTGAAAATCTTCTTAGAGGACTTTCCCGAATGTACGCATTTATTTTTTGTGGATTCGGACATTAAATTCCCCGCTAACGCGTTTGTCGGGTTGATCCGTGCAGGCTTGCCGATATGCGCGGGTGTTTACCGGCGCAGACAAGATCCAGAAGACTATCCGATTGCCTTCCAGGAGCATGAAAACGGGGGGCTGTGGGTTGAAAACGTAGACGGACTCGACTGGATCATGGCCCGCAGGGTTCCCACGGGGTTTTTGTGTATTCGCCGGGATATCGTCGAGGAAATGGCAGCCGAAGCAATCCAGATGGATATCAAAGGTCAGGACGGTCCTGTGCCGAGGCTGTTTTATACGAAGCTCGATGAAAACAACCGCATGGTCGGAGAGGATTATTGTTTCTGCGATGACTACATGGCGAAGTACAAGCAACCCATTCCGGTGTTCCCGAATATCACCTTCAAGCATGGTGGATATGAAGGGAACCTGAATGATTTCCTCGAAAAGAACATCGAAGCCGCCGAAGGGATGATGGACGACCACTTGCAGCGGGAGGCGGTATGAGCCTTGATAAATGGGTACGCGGCGAAGCAGAACTACCAACCCCACCACCGCAACTCACCCCGACTATCATGGATTGGGACATCAACCAGTGGGCGGTCGCGATCAAACGTGTCGGGATAGGCGGGACGCGGGTAAAGGACATGGACAAATGCCGCAAGGAGTATCTAAATCGGTACGGTTGTGAGCCTCTGGCGCGATTCCTGATCGGCGTCGAGGCCGAAGGGGATTATGACCTGGCGGCGGCTATTTTCGAGCACGAAGAATTGATCCGTTATGTCGATCTCGAACACGAGTACAACCTGGAGCGGGATTAATGGAATTACTTTTAGGGTGCGGAAATGACCGAAAAAAGAAGATCAGTTTCGAGAAAATCCCTCAAGAATGGTCCGGCGAGCTTATTACTCTGGATTGGGACGAAACTTGCAATCCTCATGTTGTCCATGATCTTAACAATATTCCGCTGCCCTTCGACGACAACATGTTCGACGAGATACACGCTTATGAAGTCCTGGAGCATGTCGGCACACAGGGGGATTACCGGTTTTTCTTCAACCAGTTCGAAGACTTTCACCGCATCCTTAAACCGGGCGGGTATTTTATGGGATCGTGCCCTTGTTGGGATTCGCCGTGGGCTTGGAGCGATCCGGGGCATACCCGAATCATTACCCCCTATTCCCTCGTATTCCTGTCTCAAGAGGAATATAAAAACCAGATCGGCAATACTCCTATGGCTGATTACCGTTTTTGCTACACGGCTGACTTTGAGCTGGTCGGCAAAGCCGAGGAAGAACACAACTGGGGGTTTATTCTGAGGGCAATCAAATGACTAACCAGGAACTAATCGACAGAGCATTGATAGCCGCAGGCATTATCGAGGCCGGCGCGGCGGGGGATGCGACTGATTCCGCAGATGCTTTGGAAATGCTCAACGAAATGATGGCCGATTGGGACAAGGGGTCTATCAAGTTAAATTGGTTCACCCAGGACACTCTCGGCGAGACGGTCCCCGTTCCGATTTGGGCTCGCGGTGCTGTTATCACCAATCTCGCGATTCACTGGTGCGACGAGGCGCAAATCAACGCCCCGGCAGGACTGGAAAGGCGGGCAGACGTGCTAAGAACCTCACTAGCCCGCACCCTGATTAACAAGAATCTCGACAATGCTGACATGACGCATTTGCCGATGGGCTCCGGCAGGACGGGGATTTACGATATCGAGGCCGATAACCTGTGAGAATTCCCGTCACACCCGATTACCGGATCAACCAGTTTAGCGGGGGCACGATCTCCGAATTGGAGTCGGGTATTACAAACGGAATGATAGAAGTCAGGGAGGGAATTCCCTATCTCACGCAAAGACCGTCGATTGATATTTTCGAGGATGCCAGTGACGAAGGCGCAAACGCGAGAGGGCGGGCGATACACTACTGGAACCTCGCAAGCGCCTTGCATATCCTGAACGACGGGACGTTGTATAAAGGGTCTTACGCCACGTCTATTTCGACCAGTCCCACGGCAGGCACGAAAAAATGCAAGTTTCTGGAATTTGGAACCTTGCTGTTGTTATTGGATGCCGAGAATGACCAGCTTTTTACAATCAACACATCCGCAACAGTAGCAGAGGTAACGGATACTGACTTCCCCCCGAAAGACACTCCCGCAGTGGGTATCGCAGCCGGGGGCGCGGTTTTGAACAATGTTCTGTATGTCCTCGACGAAGACGGCGATATTCATGGCTCGGATAATGGGGATGCAACCGCATGGACGGCGACTAATTTTATCAACGCATCGCGGCGCGAAGATGGTGGGGTATATCTCGGGAAGCATTCTGATAACCTTGTTGCGTTTGGACCGTCCTCTATCGAGTTTTTCTATGATGCCGGGAATGCCACGGGGAGCCCGCTAAATCGCAGGCAAGACGTGGCTTATAATATTGGCTGTGCAAGCGGTGAGTCTGTTTGGGAGGTCGGGGACCGGATGTTTTTTGTCAGTGTCACCGCACCCGGTATGTTATCGGTTCATTCTTTAGAGAATTTCCAGCTACACAAAATATCAAACGCAACGATAGATTCTTACTTAACCCAATCTATCGTAAAAGACGGCTATTCGGTCGCCGGGAGCGGCTTTGCGGCGCATGGTCACTGGTTTTATCTTCTGACACTACACTCCACCCCATCGGATATCGTTCCGGAGATCACATTAGTTTATGACGCCGGGGTTCAAAGGTGGTTTGAGTGGGAGACATCGATCAACGATCAAAGCATCAATAAGCGATCAAGCCTCTCAATATTATCTCTAATAAGAAAAATATTTTCGCCTGGTGCCTCACTTACATCTCCTACTTGATCTAGTAATATTGCTTCATCAAAACCATTTCTCTTAGATTCTTGTGTTGCTAAGATAGAGTTTAGATAATTTCCTCCCATCTTTGCAAGTGTGGGTATAGTCGAGTCATTAAATTTCCTCCAGGATGATACTCCTGCTGTTATCCCTTTTTTATTGAATAAATCTC